TCACCTTCTTAATTTGCTCCAGATAATGGTCAAAAATAATATTATTTGGAGAAGATTGTTGTTGTTTGTTATTGTAGTGCGGCCTGGCGGTGATTTCTCGTCAGAGCCTGTATAAAGTGTGTGTGTTCTCTTCTACGACTTATCACTCGCTGTTAGGCCGCACCATGTTATAGGAACGGGCTAGGTTTCCTAAACGAGGTAACATAACTAGACAATGTTAAATTTTCTAGCTATACATATATTATACCATTTTATTGTGTTTTTGTCAAATCTTGTTTAATGGGTGTTGGAATAAGATATTTCTCTTTCACAATAATCAGATGTGGTTTCGTTGGCTTTGTATATCGATGATCGATTTTTTTACCATTTTGCCTTGATTTAATGTGATACCTCCTTGTGGTGCGACCTGTATAAGAAAGTGGGGACTATGGAATTAGTAGCCCGACTTATTCGATGGATTTAGGCCGCACATAGATTTGGCAAACCATCAATTGCCTAAGTGTTTGTATTCGCAAGCTCGGTGGAGAGCGCAACTGGCTAGCACTCTTTACAAGCTATATATTTTATAGAGTTGCGTTGTTGATACGGATTGGATTAATTTCAAGCCTTATTAAGCTTGAATTCGATCTGGTTAGTATAGGTTTGAGCTATAACATTCTTTAATCATTAAACAGAAGGAAATAATAGATGCTCTGGATTTTTATTTCACTGAATTCTCTCTTGATATTACACAAATCACTTAGGGAGCGAAGTTTTTACGAAGCTCCCCTTATATATTTATTTATATGCTAAGATCCACCCTTTTTAAAACAAAATGCTCACTTTTTGAATACTTTTAAACCTCGTCATAATTCATGTCATCCTTTTGATGCAATGACAGATTGTCTATGCGGCAATTTCCTAAATTACCGTCGAAAAAGAATGGAGTATATGTAATGTTTTCATCCACAAAATACTTAAACACTATCCAACCTCTATGAGCTTTCTTACCCTTAACAGTTTTTACAGATATTTTAGAGCTCACAGACATTGGAGTCAGTGTGGTTTTGAAAAGTAGATTGCCATCAGTACATATGTATGTATCAATTGCTGGTATGAGTTTGATGTATTCATGTTGGATTTGGAGCGCAAATTGTTCCTTGATGCGGCTAAAATCCGTTAATATAGACGAAAGACCAGCAGTAGTCTTAGGAATTAGTTTAGTTGTCTCGTTTTGGGCTGCATTCTGATAATACAACCTTAGAGCGTCTAATAAAGTTTTAATTTCTTTGCTTCTGTAATAGACTCCATTAAATTTATAGATCTTTTCACCTTGATCAGGATTTTGTATGTAATGCTCTGGTACATACCATCGATGCGGCCTAATTTCATGTAATTGATCGGACAACGAATTTAAATGTTGCTTGATATTATACAGATTTATTTTTTCAGCCATAATTACATCTCCTCGAAGTTCATAGGTTTTTTGCCATTAGATGTTAGTGTATTTTGTGTATAGTTTTTATTTAAATCGCCTTTCCAAAGTGTGAAGTCCGACTTAACATCATATGCCTGGAATCTACCAAGAGCATTCTCACGACGTGCTTTTGCTACAATAATATATCTTTGGTCGCCAAATCGTCTCAAGAAAGTTAAGTTGTCCGCATTTTGAAACGGAGCAAGGCCGCCATCAACCAGCATAGGAACATCATCAACATTCTCTATAAAACTATCAAGTGTTTTGAATTTTTCTAAGTGTGTGGCTCTATTGCCTTGGACGTACGCAAATACTGATATGCGGCGATCCATTTGATTAAGTGCTTCAACAATTGTAGAGTTAATCTCACCCATGATTGTATTCTCACCACGATCTTCATTCCACATAGTTTTTTTGAGATAGTCTATACAGATGTAATCATATTCTTCTTCTTCTGCGGCTTTAAATAAGTTTAAAAACTCGCGTTTAGTAAACACACCACGATAAATAAATGTAACATTCTTCCACACGCTATCAGTAATGTGAATAGTTTGAGTTCGATCCACAAATGATAGTTTATCTTCTTCTGTTGAAACAAACAACACTTTTTTGCCTTCTCGTGCGGCCTGAAGTGCGATATATGTTGCGTGATAAGTTTTACCCGTGTGTGATGGCGCGATAACAATATTTAATTTGCCTGGAATAATTTTCAGCGGATAGCCATCAATAGATACTTGACGATCTAATTCTTCACGCAATTTTTGTAAATCATCAACAATAGTCTCAACCATTGGTTGAAACACAGTTTCTTTTTGAAGTTTAGTTTCTTTAAGAAATATATCAAAACTACCATTTTCGTTTAAGTTGTCAATTGTTTCAAATATTTCTCTATATTTATGAAACTTTTCTTCAAGCAATCCAAACTCTTGTGTTGCAATTGCTTTATAACCTAAACCTTTTAATTGTAGCAAGTTGCGGCCCAATTCGCGCAAATCTTTGAACTCATTAGGTATCTTCTCAATATCAACTTGTTTAATTAATCTTAAATCTTTTCTTGCTTCGTTTAATAATTTTAGTACTTGTGGTTTGTTCAATTGTCCGCCCATATTAAAATACCTCTTTTGCTTCTGCTAAATGCTTGCCCATTGTAGGGCTTGCTTCAAACACAAACACATTATTGTCTGGATTTTTAAGATCTGGACGAACCGTGATTAATACCTCTCCCTTTGAGATTAAAAAATCTGCAACTTTAGAAGTATATACGATTGTGGTTCTTTTATTATAACTCATAGTGTTCACCTCTTAGTTTAGTTTAGTTCCATTGACTCTATGTCAATCTTTTGTGCGGCTCCGCCCCACTGTTCAGGAGAAAGAAAATTCTTAGCAATGCGCAACACATGTTCGCGGTCATACCCTTTTAGAACTAATGCTCCTGCTTTGTTTGTTTCAAATGTAGAGTGCGGGAAGGCTCTAAATCTTTCAACCTCCCACTCTCTGCATGCTCTCAATGTCTCTCTTACAATATATGTTTTATTCATAAGTTACCTCTTAATTGTGTATGTTTTTTTATTTTGAGTCTTGTAAATTTCTTCTTTAAGTCTTAGTTCAGTCTCAAGTAATTCTGTTTGTAATTTACTGAGTCTTTCACTCTCTTCTTCAACTTGCTCCTCTAAATCTCTTACTCTCATGTTATTGAAAATAAAATAAAACACTATAGTCAAAGGAAAAAGAACATCTAAAATATTTTGTAATAATTCCATTATTTACCACCTCGTGCTTTACGCACCAATTTTTTTCAAGCTAAGTCTTGTTTTACTTCTGATGCGGCCCAAATTCCTACAAACAATGCGGCTGGACCAAATAAAATCACTAATTCAATCATTACTCATCACCTTTATAAATAAATGTTTTTAATCCTCTTAATCCTAAACCTAAAATGATTGCTACATATGTAGTTCTAAAAAAGAACTCTCAGTTAAATATAGTTTCAATTATTTCTATTAATGCTTCTTGTAAAATTGCTTCCATCTACTTCACCTTATATTTTTTGTATAACTCCACTCGATAATAACTCACTGTGTAGTCATCAAATTGATATTCTGTTGCAATTTCTGCGTTACTCTTGCCCTCAAGCATCTTATCGAAAATCTCACTTCTTAGAGTATGATTAGTTTCACGAATTGGAAAATCATAATCTGGTAATAAATCTTGCGCCCAATTTAATGTGCCGGCATTTGCGCCCAAAACAGTTGATAATGAGCAATTGTGTTTTTTAGCAAGATCTTTAAATGATAATTCTGTTTCAAGTAAATCTTCGAGTATTGCTAATCTTTCTTTGTGCCTTAGTTGTGCCATCTTATTCACCTCTTAAATAATTTTTTATTTTTTTTAATGCTTCTTGTGGTTCTTCATTTGGTGCAAACGTCATTCTTACTTCAGGTCTTTCAGTTGTGAATACACTTAGTTGATCAGAAGTATTTATACTAAAGAATAATTTTTTTTGTTCTGACGGTTGTAACAAATGATAGATTTTATTAAATAGCTCTGTGCCGCTCATAAATCACCTCTAAAAGTTTTATTTAAGTTATTCCTAACTCTTATATAATAATTATAACATACTATTTTGAAAAAGTCTAATTTAGGGTAAGTATAGTTGGCATAAAATTTGTAATAAAAAAGCCCACCTAAATTAGGTGAGCTTAGTAAGAATATTAAATTACATTTTGCTAATCATTTTTTGTACTCCTGTATCGTTTTCATATCTGCGCGACAATCTGTAGCTAATGAGTCTTAATGGGGCCGCAATTAGATTGAATACAAGCGCGACCTTAGTTACATCTGATACACCCGCAACATTACTTTCAATTCCTAACACAACTGCTAGAAAAATTCCCATTGGAATAAAGAATCGCATTTCACGAGCCAACTCTTTTGACATTCCAAAACCATCTTGTGCGGTCATTTTGAGTCTGTATAATACATATCGTAACGCAAACACTAAAGTGAGTCCAGTAGCAAGAGTAATAAGTCCTGTTTGTGCGTCCATAATATTTGCATATTTGTTGAATGCGTAAATTGCGGGCGCAAGAATACTCAATAGAATCGAAGAGATGTTTAGTGTGTGGGATAATATATATTTTTTATTCATATTTACCACCTACTTTTTATCTTCTTCTGTAACTTTTGCTAAAAGGCTTTTTACCTCTTCCATGGTTTGGTCATTTTCTTCTACTTGGAATTCTTTGGCAATTTCTACAAATTCATCAAAGCTATGTTCTTCCGAAAGTTTTTCAATAAGAGCCACTTTTACGGTTTGGTCGATGTTTAACATCATAATTAAACCTGCAAACGATTTACGAACATTTTCTATTTCTTTGCGTTCTGCTTCTACTTGACGTGACAATCCTTTGATGATGCTGCCTGTATCGTTAAGTAGTCCTCCGTAAAGTCCAAGACGTTTCAATACGTAATGAATTAATACAAAAACCCCACCTAAACTTGATACTCCAAGAATTGTAATAAGACTTTCCCAAGTACCAGCAACTAATTCAATAGATCCTGTTACAAGCTCATCAATTTTTTCTGTGATAAGTTCGTCAAGTTCTTCTTCTGTGATATCAATTTCTGGTAATACTTCATTTTCTTCTTCTGTTGTTTCTTCAATTGCTGTTTCCGTTACAACTTCCTCGGCACTGAGAAACATTACAGGAGAACTAAAAAGAATAGTCGAAATTGCTCCTAATAAAGCTATAAATTTCATATTTTTCACCTCTTATAATCCCTTGTTAGCTTTTCTTAATTTGCTAACTTCGGCTGTAAGTTTTGTTAGAATCTCAGTAAGTGTTGTAACCTTTGACTCTAATTGTGTTATTTTGCGGCCCTCTTCCTTTAAATTGGCCGTAAGCGTTACATTTTTATTCAGTAATGCTTTCATTGTTAATTCATTTTGAATTTGTTTTTCAAGTAATTCAGCTACGGTATATGTTTTACCTTCGTGTTCAACTTCAAGCTGAATCCAATCAAGTGTTTCTATTTTTTGTCCCTGTTCATTGTAGCCATATATGCGGCCATAATGCGGGTTTTTTTGAATCTTTTTGTATTGCATTTAATCACCTCTAAGGTTTGATCTTGGCGAGATCCTTGTGTAAAGGGATGGGGTTTTTAAAGGTTTACCCCAAACCTCGTTATTTTACTAAAGAAGTTGTAAACGAGCTCCGGTAGTATTAAAAGTAGTTGTATTACTCATAGTAAAATCTACTAAAAATAATCCAGCAAATGTACCATCAAAACTACGACCACCCGATCTTAAAACTCTTTCTGTTTCTGTCGTTTCATTTAGATTATAAAAATCATATAAGAATGAAGAATCTGAACCTTGTGCTACTGTTGGTAAGAAGTGTGGAAAGTGAATGTTACTAATAAAATTATTATTAGAAGGAAGAAAACCAACTGATTGATAGCTACCTGAAAATACATTAGATTCAAAATTTTCGTTACTAACAAAAACTTCACGAGAACTATTCATATTTATTCCATCAATAAATTTATTCATATTTCCTCAAGGATTTTCTATACCGCGATAGCTTATAAATGAAAGACCTCCTAAAGGATTAGATCCACCACTTTCATTGCCTAAGAATATAGTCGCACCAGTTTGAGCTATACTGTTAGAGCTTGTAGCGACTCTTCCTCGTCCAATAGTAGTTTGAGAATCAAAATCCGCATATTCTACTAAGTAAAGAAGTTGTACGGCATGAGTTGCCCAATAGTTTTGAATACCTCAACCTGGCGCACGACTCATAGATTCAGCTTTTGCCAATATTCTAAATTCATCTATTGTTTTTGATGCAGTAGGTGTGACTCCAGACCCACTAAAAATATGTGGAAGAGAAGCATTAGTTAGTCTACTTTCAAAAGCACCTAAGTAAATATAATCTTTTACAATACTATTTGTAATAAAGGCAGGATGTATTTCATAGTCTTCTGTTAATTTAATTGGACTTACCCATCATCTATACACATTGTCATCTATTGTCTCAATTTTTCAATAGAATTTTGGTATTTCAACCATTACTTCTCCATGAGAGCTTATTGACATTCCTCCAGTATAGTTAAAATTAGTTATGTTTTGATATGTTGTATCAACCACTTCACCTATTTTAGTGGGGTCAGAAGGATCTACATAATAACTAACAGTATTAGTCTGACTTCTAACTGTACATCTTCTTAATCCTCATACTCCTCTTTCACCTAGATTACTAAAATCTGACCCTCCCGTTAAACCAACAGACTGTCCTAGTCTCGTAAGTGTATCTGTGTTTTGATTTCACTCTACACCATATTGAAGTTTTTCTTCCATGTTCGTTTTTAATATTGTTTCATTTTTTATAATTTTGGAAATAGTGTTATTTCCTTTTTTTGAAATAATCATATGGGTTTAAATCACCTCTATTTACCATAACGTTTGCCACCTTTTTTAGGTTTAGTTTTTTTAGCCATAAGTATTACCTACAAAGTTTAACATTTCTTCTAGTGTTGGTGCTTTACCCTCTTCTAACTGTCCTTCGGGAAAAGTACCATTCAAAATATATTCATCAAAACCATATCCTTCAATAATGTGATCTTTAATTGATTCATACCTATCTATCTGCTCATTTGTCAAATCAACTTCAATAAATTCAAGATCAAGTATATCAGGTCATTTATTTGCGGTTTCAACTCACCAGTTTTTATCTGGAAGTGCTCATTGTTCATGATGCTTTTTATTTCTTATATATTTTACTTTATATGGGTAAAGACTTGTTTTACCGTTTTTGTCGAATTGTAGCATATTATTTCACCTCTAACTATAAAAAGAAATTAAATCAGTTCAAAAACTAGGCGGAGCCCGCGAGAGACAAAGCCAGCGTCACTACCATTGAGGATACCCGCTAGTTCAAGAGTACCACGAGCGACGAAATTAGTAGTTTGAATATTTACTGTCTCCTGCGTTCATGTAATTCTAGCATTACCAGTGGCAATCTGTAAGTCCTCGTTTGAATAACTTGCTCAATTTGGAACATCATCTGTTTGATCTTGAGTTTGGCTATCTTCATGAATTGGAAATATCAGCGTATTCCACTCATTGGGCGACATTGCGTTTCATGAAGATGTATTTGTTGGTCAGTTGGTTCCGTTGTTTCCTTCTGCGCCAGTAGCAAATGAGATGGTATATAATGGTCCATTTTCATAATCTGGAGTACCTGTACCATCTGGATTTGCAGATACTTGACCCCAACCCCTCATAAGTCTCACTTTGTATGAATTACCTCCGACTGTAATGGTATCACCGCCATATACATTTATTGCAGAACTAATCTCATTTCATGAAATTCCATACCGAATAGTTTTTTTATTAATAAATTTAATTTTTCCATTATGAATAAACTTAAGAAGCGGATCAGCAGTGAATTGTGGGTCTCCGTCCGTTATTCCAAAATCAGACATCACTTGTGTCATAGTAATTCCAAAATCTGCTTGCGTTGTTTCTCCAAAAAAACCAGCAGAATTTAAATCTCCAGCAATAAGTGTTTGTGGTCCAGGTCCTAAATTAAAAGCTGGAGTGGGTTCAAAAACAACTTTATCGCCAAGGTAGGCCTTGGTGACATTTCTGTCACCAAGTTTAAGTGCGGCAATATTTTTATTTTCAAGCTTTACTGCCATACTAATCCTCCTCTATAATATAGAATGTGTTAGCATCTGGAGTCCCAATTAAATCGTATTCAGCTTGAGTCCCTACCCAAAACTGTAAATTGATAGAGTCATTGGTTTCAACAACACCGTCAGCATACCCACCTGCAAGTTCAGCAATTGCTTCTGCAGTTTTTAATGGCGTCATTCATTTTGTGTCGTCTGTTCCAGATTCTGCTTCAGCTGTAGTTGCCTTATCAGATGTTTTGACTTGGGCATCATTTGTTACATTACTTAATCCAACATCTTCTGCCGTAGTTGCTTGAGCTCTTAAATCTGCGTAAGTTCCAGAAGAATCAAAAGTTTCATAGTTAGCATCAATTACAGTATTTACATCATAACCTTGAACTGTAACACCAATATCATCTGATGTAAGAAGATTTGCTGTTGTTTGAATATGATAAACGGTATCTATATCTTTATTAATAATCGCATCGTATTCAGCTTGCGTACCAACCCAAAACTTAGTTTCATCATTGTTATTAATTTCAATAACTCCGTCAGCAAATCCAGAAATATCTTCAAATGTAATGTTTGTTCCATTACCAAATAAGAATCCAGTTCCAGTGGTAGAAGTAGTAGTATCGACTAAGTTAGGTCCGGTTGCTCCAGTTTGCCCAATAGGTCCTTGAGGCCCCATAGGTCCCTGTTCTCCCTGCGGTCCAGTTGGTCCGGCAGGTCCAGTATCCCCAGTATCTCCTTTCTCTCCTGTGTCCCCTTTCACACCTTGGATTCCTTGCGGTCCCTCTGGCCCCTCAGGTCCAATAGGTCCTTGTGGTCCAGTATCGCCAGTGTCTCCCTTAGGTCCAGTTGGTCCAATAGGTCCTTCAGGTCCTGTAGGTCCAGTAGGTCCTTGATCACCAATATCACCCTTAGGCCCTGTTTCTCCAGTTTCTCCCGTTGGCCCTTGTGGCCCCGTTTCACCCTGAATACCTTGTGGTCCTTGTATACCTTGTTCACCTTGTGGCCCTGTAGGCCCTTCTGGTCCAGTTTCACCTTGCGGACCAGTTGGCCCTTGAGGCCCCTCAGGTCCTTGAATACCATCAGCTCCTTCAACACTCATGTCGGTAATAAATGTCCAATTTCCATCTTCAAATAAATATAATTTACCATAGTCTGGGTCTGATGGATCAAGTGTTCCCGCAACTAAACCAAATTTATCATTTGAAATTGTTGCGTTTAAAAGTTCTGCTTCAGAGTTAAAAATTTGTTCAATTTCGAATCCTTGACCTGTATCTCCAGTATCTCCTTTAGGTCCAGTAGGTCCTTGAATTCCTTGCGGGCCTTCAGGTCCTTCGGGTCCAGTTGGTCCTTGAGGTCCAACATCACCTTGATCACCTTTATCGCCTTTATCGCCTTTTTCTCCTTGAATTCCTTGTTCTCCTTGAAGTCCAGTAGGTCCAGTAGGCCCTTCAGGTCCTTCAGGTCCAGTAGCTCCAGTCGGTCCTTGTGGTCCTTCTGGCCCAGTAAGTCCAATTTCTCCTTGTGGTCCTGTAGGTCCAATCTCACCTTGTATACCCTGAATACCTTGTGGTCCTTCAGGTCCTTCGGGTCCTTCGGGTCCAGTTGCACCAGTTGGTCCAGTATCTCCAGTGTCGCCTTTTATACCTTGAACTCCCTGAGGTCCTTGAGGTCCAATAGGCCCTTGTTCACCCTGAGGTCCCGTAGGTCCAGCTTCACCAGTTTCTCCAATTGGCCCTATAGGTCCTTGGATTCCTTGCGGTCCTTCTGGTCCAAGAGGTCCTTGAATACCCTGAACTCCTTGAGGTCCTGTGTCTCCAGTATCTCCTTTGTCTCCCTTATCGCCTTTAGGTCCAGTAGCACCTGTAGGTCCAGCTGGCCCTTCTGGTCCAGTTTCTCCTTGAGGTCCTTGAATTCCATCGGCTCCAGGAACACTTAAGTCTGTTATATATGTTCATGTTCCGTTTTCAAATAAGTAAAGTTTTCCGTAATCTGGGTCTGTTTGGTCTAATGTGCCTGCAACTAAACCAAATTTACCGTCTGTAATTGAAGCATTCAGAAGATCAGAAATTGAATTAAAAATTTGTTCAATCTCGAATCCTTGACCATCATCGCCTTTTGGTCCTGTAGGTCCAGCTGGTCCTTGTGGTCCATCTATTCCTTGTAAGCCTTGCGGCCCTTGAGGTCCCATTGGACCTGCGGCTCCTTGTAAACCTTGAGGTCCAGTATCTCCTTGGTCACCTTTTGGACCTTGAATACCCTGTGTCCCTTGTGGACCCATAGGTCCTTGCGCGCCTGTATCTCCTTTAACGCCAGCTGGTCCTTCAGCACCTTGTGGTCCGGCAGGTCCTGGCTCTCCTTGAGCTCCAGCTGGTCCAGCATCGCCTTGCGGTCCTTCAGCACCAGTTAAACCTGTATCTCCTTTTTCTCCTGTGTCTCCTTTAGGACCGATTGGTCCTTGGATACCTTGAGCACCTTGTGGACCAGTATCGCCTGTATCCCCTTTAGGTCCTTGAGGCCCTTGTGAACCAGTTAAACCAATTGGACCTTGAGGCCCTTCTTCACCTTGGAGACCTTGTGGTCCAATGGGGCCTATTTCACCCTGGTCACCTTTATCACCTTTGTCTCCTTTAGGTCCTTGTGGACCTGTATCACCAGTATCGCCTTTTAAACCTTGTGGCCCAGTTGGACCAGTTTCTCCTTGGATACCTTGTGGCCCTTGGATACCGTCTGCGCCTGCAATACTCATATCTGTGATATAAGTCCAAACGCCATTTTCGTATAAGTATAATTTACCGTAATCAGATTCATCTGGATCTAAAGTTCCAGCTACAAGACCAAACTTGCCATCTTCAATATTATCAGCAAGAAGCTCCGCAACTGAATTATAGATTTCCGCAATATCAAATCCTTGTCCTGCGTCTCCTTTATCTCCTTTAGGACCTTGAGCACCAGTTTCTCCAGTGTCACCCTTATCTCCTTTTGGACCTTGGACACCTTGTGGACCCTCAGGACCTATTTGACCCTGGATACCTTGTAGACCCATTGGCCCTTCAATACCTTGATCTCCTTTTGGTCCAGGAACACCTTGAATACCTTGATCTCCTTGGTCTCCCTTGTCTCCTTGGTCTCCTTTTGGACCAGTAAGCCCAATAGGACCTTCAATACCTTGGTCACCTTTGTCGCCCTTAGGTCCTTGAATACCTTGAGGACCTGTGTCCCCTTGATCTCCTTTCGGTCCTTGTGGACCTTGTGTTCCTTGTATTCCTTGCGGTCCTTCTGGCCCAGATGGACCAACTAAACCTTGAACACCCTGTGGGCCTTGTTCTCCCTGAACACCTTGAGCACCTTGTGGCCCAAGATCTCCTTGATCACCCTTATCTCCTTTCGGACCAGTTGGACCCATAGGACCAACTTCACCTTGAGGTCCTGTCGGACCTGTTTCACCAGGAGGACCAAAAAATTCAGCACTTTCTACAGCTTGAACACGACTCTGTAGATTACTTAACTCACCGTCATCAAAATACTCGATTTCAGGCTCAAAACTGCGGTGAATTGTGATCTTTGTAATACCTGAACTGTATGTAGCAGTTACTACATTCTCACTTTCAATTTCTTCTGTTCTTGTTCCTCGGAAACTGAAATATGCTGTTCCCGTAGGATTAGTTCCAGGAATAACATTTGTGTGGTATGGAGTCATTTCGAATAAGTAGGTTAAGTAGGTAACTCCTTCGATTGTTTGTGGTGCTTCAACTTCTCCTGATTTCTCTGTGGTTTTAAAACCATCTGGACGCACAAAGTTGATAGTAAATGCGTCAAGCTCATCATTGTATTCACTTTGCGGCACAAGTAGCTCAATATTAAATGAACTGTATTGTGCAAGATACTCAGGAATAACTGTTTGAATAACTTTAAAATTGTCATTCATTAATACTTTAATTGTATCTATAATAATAATCACCTCTGGCAGTAGCGAGTATTCGGCTTACACTGCGTCTTTTATATTTGTAGTGATGGGAGGGCCGCAAGCGACCCTCTTACAGTAGATAAAAAATTAATATAATTAAATTTCAAATCTAATAATCTGTGTGTGTATAATTTGTGGATCATAACTTGATAGATATTCATCATTATTACGAATACCATCATATTGTTCGAGTGAATCCCAGTTATTATCATCTATTCCTTTAATCATAAGTTCGAATCTTAATTGGAATTCTCCTTCTCCTTCTAACGTATATGTAGGAGTTTGAGTTGCTGGTTTCGTGAATATTACACGAACTCCATCGCTATTGAACGCTGATGCGCCGCCAGTTTCTCCAAACTTAAACGGTTCAAGATAAATAACCATGGTTTGAGTTCCACCTTCATTTGTAACAGTAGTTACTTCGTAAGCTTTACGAGTAGCTGTAGATAAACTTTCATCAAATACTAATTCTGTTTGATCTCCTGTAAAACCACTTTCAGGAAGTAAATCATATTTCCATAGGTAGTTCGGATCATTTGGATCAATTTGAATAGGTAGTGGAACAAAAGTTCCAAAAGAAACAACTGGCGTATCGTATTCTAATTCTGTGTCAATAAATACTTCGTTTCCTAAACCTAAACTTAATTCTCCTGTTGGAAGAGTTACATCAAATGTAGCTTCTCCACCAGCGCCTGTATCTGGGGTAAAATCTAAACTTATGATTGGAGCATCTGTGCGAAAACGATTAATAGAAACTGGTAAACTTTCAAGAAATTCACTTTGTCCTATTGGTTTAAATCTTACAGTACCATCAAAATATTTGTCGTCAGGTATATCGCTACAAGTTAGAACTGTAGTTCCTGGTTGTAAATTAGGAAACTCATAGAATAAAGGACTAATTTCACCAGCAAGATCTGTAAGTTCAATCTCTGCATCAACTGCTTCAGCATTTGTGTTTTGTACTTTAAAATCGATTGAATATGGCATCTATTTCACCTCTTTTTGCCTTTGAGCCATTAGCTCATTAAATTCGTCCAGAGAGACGAGGTGGTAATCGTCTATTGGATATTGCTGTGTAGCAACTACCACCTCTCCGTAATTTTCTACGCCTCTGACGTTGTGTATATATATCCAGCCCTCTGGGGCTTTAAAAACTTGTAATTCTTCTTGTTGCATTAAATCACCTCTTATGGACCAAATCCAAATGTTCCGTATACTGCTAAAACATCTTTATCTTCGTCTACTTCTTCGCCACCGGAAATATTATGTTGTGTACTTCCATTAACTTGAACAAAACTTAATACAAATGTTGTTCCATTATAAGTATACGAGCTTGGGAAACTCATTGTTAACGTTGAACCTTCTATAACATCGTTTGCAAGAACTGTGTAATTACTTGTAACTAATGTAGTTGGTCCACTTGCAGAATATGACGGACTTGAATTGGTAATAGTCCAAGGCACAGAAACAGTTGTGAATTGTGTAGAGTCTAATGCGGCTCTAACTGTGAGAATTTGCGGCGGTGCATCAGTTGTTATACTTGACCACGCGCTTCATTCACTAAGTGTTTTAGTTCCACTTGTTGCATCTGCAATAGCTCTTATAAAGTATGTAGTATCAGATGTAAGTCCTGTAATGTTAAAAGTCGCAGTATTTGAAATTATTGGTGCACCTTGGTCGTCAGTCCTTACTTCTTCAATTAACGTTCCAGTAGTTGAGCCTTGTCTTACTTGCCATCCACCATAAACATTTTCTGCATCATTATTCACAAACGTAAAGCTAAATGAAGTTTCTCCAGTTGCCTGTAAGTTTGTTATATCTGGTGCTTCAGTTTCTGGTATTGGTTGTGTTAACCCAATTCTTGTAGCTCCTTCTTCTGATTCAGTTTTTCCAGTAGAAGTAACAAACACATTTGTTAGATAGTAGGCAGTATCTGGTGTTAAGTTTGTTGCTTGAACAGTAATTGTTCTTGTCGAGCTATTACCGCTTGGCCCAATATATTGTCCGCTGCTTGATGCTTTAATTGTTCCAGTAGAACTTCCTTGACGAATTTCTCATTTAGCAAGTCCTTCTACAGGATCTGTGTTTCTAATAGTAAATGATACTGAAGTTTGTGTAGATCCAACATTTAAAGTTACTGGAGTAGAGGTTTGTGGTTGGGCTGGTGTAGTAACAACGAAGTTTTGTGCACCTCCTATTGCACTATTTGAATAACATCCAGTAGCCACTAAAGCTTGCCAATTAATATAGTAACTTCTTTCTGGCTGAGCAGAAACATTAATTGTATATTCTATTCCTGAAGCAGCACCAAACTGTGTTCCTATAAATGTTTCAGATGTTACAGTATCAGTTAAAATTGCTCTTAAGTGAACTGGAACACTATCACTATTTGTAAGTTTTATAGCTACTTGATTCCAAGAACTGGTATTTCCACCATACGAAGGAGTTTCTAATTGTTCTCGTAGAGTCCAACTTGCTGTGAATGTTTTATCTCCTGTACTGCCGCTTGGAATAGTATTTGTTGGTGACCAACCATTGAAGCAATAGCCGCTTCTTGTTGGGTTAGCTAAAGTAATTGTTGCGTCTTCAATGTTGTATGTGCTTGGGTTAGCTGCATTATTTGTGCCGCCATTTAACACATATGTAATATCATATTCAATTAGACTCCATTGAGCAACAAACTCTGTATCTTGTTGAATATTATATGGGAATGAAACAATTTGTCCTTCGACTCCTCATCCATCAAAGTCGTAACCTGTTCTACTTGGGCTACCTGGGTTTGCAACTGGGAATCCAACATTTACAGTGTTTCCACTATATGAAGGGCTTCCTCCATTACTACTGAATGTGTATTTAACTGCTGTTGTCGCAAATTGTTCGTCTGCTTCCGAACTTGTTTGTTTTCCAGGCGCAGTAGCAAATACATTAGTAAGTTTATATTGAGTTCCAGAATCTAAGTTTTCAGCAAGAACAATATCGTCATCTGGACTTGGATCTAATTGTAGTGTTCCTTGAGCAGCTACGCTTCCATTGCTAACTTTTACAATTTTCCAGTCTACTTGAACTGCATTAGAATCATTATTTGTAATTCTAAATGAGACTACACTATAACCTGGCTGCAATAGTTGAGTAGTAGGTTTAGCTGTTACATTAGCAACCCAAAAAGCTTCAAATGATTTGTTTCCAGTTTCTCCTTCAGTAATTATACCTTCTGGAGCTCATCCTGCAAATAGGAAACCATTACGTGTTGGATTTTCTAATGTAATCGGTGTATCGTCAACTGTGTAAGTTGAAGGATTATTTGGATTGTTTGTGCCGCCATTTAAATCGTAAGTAATTGTATAAGAAACTAAATTATAAGTCGCTGTAACAATTAAATCGCTTTGAACGTTTGTGAAGCTTGTATCCCATCCAGCAAAAGTATATCCTGCTCTTGTTGGGTTCGGAGGTGCTATTGCATTTTCTCCTTGTCGAACAATTTGAGTATCAATATTTTCACCATCAAAGTCTTTAAATGCAACAATGAAATCTATAAACTCATTTTCAGTAGTATAATAATTAATTGTTTTTTCTACTACAGGAGTATTAAGTGGTGTAAATGTCATTGGATTTGTATAATATCCAATTGTTTGTTCTACCACCGCTACATTTAGTTTATCATAATTTACTGGAATTGTCAAATATACGATAGTTTGTTCGAGCACTGGAGTTTGTAATTCTGTAATAACTATTGGATCTGTGTAATAGCTAATTGTTTGAGTAGTTACAGGAGACAATAAAGTAGAATAAATGTTAGGCTCTGTATAATAAGTTATCGCCTGATCAACTACTGGTGCGGCCAAAATGTTGTAATTGACTGCGTCCGTATAGTAATTAATTGTTTGTTCTACGACTGGCTCATCTAAAATACTAATCACAATTGGCTCAGTATAGTAATGAATTGTTTGATCTATAACCGGATTATCTAAGAATAAGAAAACATTTTCTTCAGTGTAATAACTAATTGTTTGTTCGAACACTGGATTGTCTAATGTTAAAAATATTTTTTCTTCTGTTAGATAACTAATAGATTGATCCACAACTGGGTTGTCAAGTAAATTAACTATTTGTTCTTCAGTCCAATATGGAATTGTTTTTTCTACTACAGGATTATCAAGTACTTGAATTATGATTGGCTCTGTGTAGTAAGTAATTGAACGCTCAACTAAAGGTGAATTCAATGGTTTTTCGTAAGATGTTCAGAAGGAATTAAAGTTAATATAAATTTGTGTATTTGTCTCTCCTGAAATAACTTCTTCATCATACCAATATAATACATTGTAGTTTTCGTCTATAATTGCTCATGATCTTGCGGTAAATTCTGAAGTATTTTCAACAACTGGTAATAAAACCGAATTGTTTGAAATTGAAAACTCACCAGCAGTTCCACTTTCTAATAAAATATCTTGCGGCTGAATTGCTCTTTCATTCTTTAATCGTTTATTGAGAAAAGCAATATTTAAGTTCGGGTTATTATTAAGCCCATAGGCCGCATTAACGAATCCTAATGATTTAGCTCAACGAGGAGTAATATAACCTTTATCTGTATCATCTAAATGATGTATTGCAAACGAATAACGAAGTTTTTCTCTTGAATCTTTTTGAATCTCTTCAAGTCCATTAAAGAAAGTTATAGGCATTACTTTACTAGTAAGTGGTAAATTATGTGAATCTTCTAATGTTCAAGGATCGCCTGGTTCGGCAAAACCTTCAACAAGTTTTACTTCAAGTTTTTCAAGGAACCCATTCTCATCAACATAAAGAACTGGAGCTTCAACTCTTTGATCTTCTGTCTCAGATGGTTCACTTTTGCTTCCTGATCTTGCATTTGTTATGAACTCTACTTCTACTTTTACTTGTGTATTAAAAGCAAAAAATGTTGCAGGAAGTATTTGTCTTAAATCTTCGTTTTCTTCTGGTACTAACTCAATTGCTCTTACAGGAGAAAAATTAATATAGTCTTCTGCCTGAATATTTCCTATTACATTAGATTGACGCAATTGAGTTTCAAATGTGGCAAATACATTGCGGTCAAATTGTCTTTCAACAATATTTTCATTTGGTATGCTGCTACTTCTATATTCTTCAAGAACCGCAACATAAGTATTTAATTTTGCAAACTTTTCATCTAAAACATAATCAGTAATAATATTCTGACTATTAATCACTTGGTAAGCTTGAGAAATAACACTATTATTAATTCTACTTCCAATTGGGATTAAATCAGAGTATTTTTTAGCTATTTGTGTCTTAATTACACTATAACTTCTAGAAGTCTGGCTAACCTTGCGATGAAGCTCTGATAAAAGCTGATTACTTACAACGGTTCCTTGATAGTTGTAAAATTGTTCAGTAAGAATCTCTTCGTTTTTATCTTCCCCTGCGTCTGCATTATAAGTTGTAATATTTGTTTTAATATAAGGTGCGTATTCAACTCTAAATTGAAAGTCTGGGATATCATTTAAACTGTCAGTTGTTTTGTCAAATTGGATTATTCTTGAAGTAATTGTAAAATTTTCTTCTTGTATATCAATTCGAGAATCTAATTCCGCAATTAATTCATTAATTTTATCTGGGTTAAGAACTGGTTTTACAATTAACGCGGGATAGCCAGAATAAGGAGCAGAATTTGGCTGTTCAGTATACCATTCATAAATCTCTCCAATAGACTGTCTGTTATTTACAAAAAGCTCCCAACGTGATGGTGCTCTATCTGAAAGTCCATAAATACCACTTCTTCCTTGGACATAAAATAATGAAGCACCTTTTCCCGCAACAAGTTTATTGTTTTGCACATCGTAAGTTATTGTTGGTGTATTTTCTAGTGTTTCATAAATAACATCTTCGACAACTAAATCATCAAGCTTAAAATCAAAAAAGTTTAGATCTAATTCATGTAAGTCTATTACTACTGATTGAGAACCTAATAAAGTATTTGTGCCGCCTCCAGCAGAAGGAACTTCATATGTATAATTAACAAGGTAGTTTATATTAAATCTTATTCATAAGTTATTTACCCTGTCAATTGGTCTACTTGTTGGTATAAAAGCCTCATCAGACGAAATAGCAGCGTTATTTTGACTTCTTGGTGTAATTCATCCATATTGCGGCTCAGAGATAAATCTCTCTCCTTCCGAAAGTAAAAAATTTTCTACATTAGAACGAATCGCTGTTTTGTATGTTTCAGGATTATAAGAAGATTCATAACCTGTGAATTCCATCTCTTCTTCTGAGTCTTGAATTGTTATGTGTCCTAAAGTATCTGCAAACTTCATATAGGGTGTTATTTGCACGACCGCAAACACAAATCTCAACGCCTCAAGAACACTGTATCTTGTAAATGTTCATTCAGTACTTAATTGGTTGTCAAGTAATGAAGCAGTTTCAGGAGCAATTGAAATGTTTATATCTGCGGCAAATAATATTTTTTCTACTGTATCTTTTAATGTGGGCTCATAAATCCCTTCAACTCTTGTAATCGTAATATCTGGTAAAATTCTATTTTGTAAAAAGTATGTATATTCCATTACAGAAAGTTTATGTCTGTAAAGATCTCTTACACCAATACGCTCTACACTATCACTCAACAATATACCGTCAAAATTATCTACTAAAGAGCCATCTTCATATACTTCTACATGTACTCTTCTTTGCGGCTTTAACGGTAAATCTTGTGTCATGTAACTTAATGTAAATTCAAATGTATTAAAACTATCTGTAAGATTTTTGTAAGAGAATGTCGCTGGATAAACAAGGAATGAACTATAGTCAACTTGATTAATAAATATTTTATAACTAATCATTATTTACCAAGCCTACTTCTTCCGTATGAGATATTTCCCATTACTTCAGTCATGTTGTGTATATAAAGTTTATCCATTTTGCGGTCAAATTCGTAATTTGCTGCTTGTATACCTACACTAACAGCTTGAGAAACTACAGTACCAGCAACAGCAACTCCAGCTCCTATAGCGCCGCCTACTTGAAAACCAACAGCTCCAGCTATTAATAAAGAAAATCCTTGTTGTCCAAGACTTAAAGCTCTATTTCTTTGATCATTCGCATAAGAGTTCCCACTGCGATAATTTTTATAACTTATACTTGTTGAAGCTACTTTTCAGGCTACTGCTGTTGCTCCAGCAATCTTAGCTTTGTTTTGAGTGTAGAAATCTCCTATTACTCCGCCACGAATTGTTTCTTGATAAGGCATGAAATTTACACTATTTGGTGCTATACCCATAGCAATTTCTTCTGCAGGAGTGCTAAACATTAACTGTGCTCTAACTTTAGTATTAAATAGACCTCTTTTTTCGTCTATAACATTTAAACCTTCGTAGGTAGTGCCAGAGTATCCATCATCAGTTCAATCTTTACCTTGAATGGACAATCTGTCTTCAATTGCACTAAGTCTTTTTTCTCTTGAGTTTAATAAACCAGCACCAGCTGCTAAGGCAGCGGCATCGGTTCTTCCACTTGACGGTGGTCCAGATGCAGTAGTTCTTTGACCGCTACCACCATTTACATTTATATCAATTATAAATCTTTCGGCCATAAACTACATCACCTCGCGCGCAATTGTATTTTTCGCTACAACTAGACTCATTAGTCTAACGTGTAAAGAATTTACGAATTTTTGCGCATATAATATCGGTTTGTCGATTTGTTGGTATTCTATTTTTTCTACTGTTGGATAAATAATAGACTGGTATAGTAAAACTGGTTGTTCTAATTTATTCAACTGATAAAACCATACTAAATTCTAATTCTAAAAGTCCACCAGCAATAACAGAAACTCTTCCTCCTGTAATAGAAACCAAGTAAGTATCTTCCTGTTCGACTTCAGGATAAGATATTTTTAATTCGTAAGTATTTTCTAAACTATAACCAAGATTTTTAACAGATTTAATAATCTCTTTGGACGCATTCGAGCCATCATAAACCATTGACCCACTAAAAGTAAGTATCTGGCTTTTTTGAATTGTAAGCTCTTCGTCTTCATTAACTCTTTGTTCCGCATCTCCGATTCTTTCTCGCTGAATCGCAAAAGCAGTAAAATCAATTGGATCATCATCAAGAAAAACTTTTACGTCGTTACTTAATTGTCCCGCATAAATAAAGTTCAAGTTCCAAGCCATAAACACACTTAATCTATCCATTCCTTTGTAAGGTTCAGGAGGAGTAATAATTGGAAAGTCTGTGAAGCTTGTAGTTAAACTTGAACTAAATAATCCAGTTAAAATAGCTCCTTGATTGAGTGAACTATATAATTCAAAAATTTCTCTTAATCTTTCTTGGTCTTCTGAAAAACCAAAGGCTTCAATTCTAAACGTTGTATTGAAAATTTGCGGTCCTTTTGGCTCAGAATAGCTACCACTTATCAAACTAATCAGAACTGGAGTAATAAGTTGAGGCTGACCTTCGCCTTCATGTTGTAAACCTACAGTTGTGTTAAATTCAGCAGAATCAAAAAATACTTGAAATTCAATAATTCTTTGCCCTTCTTGTGAAGTAACATCTGCAATATGATTAAGATCATGCTCTAATATTCTGGAAAGTTCTTCATAATCTATTCTTTGAGATACCTTTTCATATATCTCTTCATTTGTATAATTATTCATCTCTAACACCTCTACCTCTGTCATATCGAGTTGGGCCGCGATCTCCTAAAATAGCTTTAAGTTGGTCATTTAAGGCAACCGCAACTCTTCTTCAATATGGGCTAACAGATTCTACGGATTCAGCATAAGGTGCTTGATCTAAATCCATATAAACTTGAAAACCTGTGCTTGTTTCGCGTATCTTGATGGCACGACGCAGATTACCAGTTTTTACTGGAACTCCTGCTATTGCACCAATATTAGAAATAATTGAAAGTAATGCTCCTCTGATAAGTTCTTTCTCATTCATAAATTAACCTAACTGAATTACATATCGAGTTGAGGCTTTTCTACGAAACATTCCGTGAGCAATATTATCTGGAATAAAAGGGTTAATTGAAATTACACTATATAAAATATCATCAAGTATAACTTTTGCTCCTTTTCTATATTCAAACTCTCTTTTTGTTACAATAAGAGCGCTTGTTCCAATATCAATCAATCCTCCAATATTTCTTGTATAAAACTGTGATGCATCGCCTTCTAAGCGACATCTAAATGGAATTCTTACTTGATCGTCAGCATACATGAAGTAAGCTTGTTTTGGCATATTACCATCAAAAATATCCATTAGTAAACCTTTGTATCGTCAATTGTCATTTCGAATTCGCCTCGATGTAATAGTCCAGTGGGCCGCAAAATCATTTCTTCAAGAACACTTGGAATTAAATCTCTCGTTTCAATTCTTGTTCCAGAAGAGATTAAAGCACCACTTTTAAGACTAAGATCACCAGCCGATGTAACGTAGTTAAGTCTTTCAAACATTGCATCTCGAATAACTAATCTGAAGTCTGGATGGCAAGCTAAAAGAAATTGTTTTTTGGCCAATTGACGACCGTAATTGTAAATATTACTATATACAAGTAAACTGACACGATCTAAAGCAATTGAAACTGCTTTTTGTGGATCTGGAAATAAATCTTTATCAATTAAAATATCTAAATCAAGTCCCTTGTTGCGGCAGTATTCAGGTGTTAAAATGTAACGATGTTTGCCTACATCATATTTCATGTCTGCATCATCGAATGGATCAATTCAATTTATATTCATTATATCACCTACTATTGAAAGGGCGAGCCTTTATATGAAGCTCGCCCTCGTGTTATGTATTATTTAATTATTTAATTATTCTGGATCTGCTTCTGAGAATGCAATTGCGTGTGAGTCAATTGGTAAGATTGCATATCCTTGTTCTGGATATCCAACTTCTGCTTGAACACGTACACCATTGAATAACTCAGATTCAACAACGCGTAATGTGTTAATTGAGTAAGGGAAGGCAATACCTTCTGAATAACCCATGATAAAGTCAGGACCAGTTAAGTCTTGAGCATAAACAACAGTTAACCCTAAGATATCTCCAATTACACGAATTTGACCAGTTGCATTAATTGTTCTTTGGAATGCATCTGATTTGAGTAATTTAGCACGACCGATATCTCCTACCATAATAAAGTTTGGTTGGATACCGTTTTCGCGGTTTGAATAGCTGTCATCATTTACTCCGCCAACTTTAACAGAATCTGCGCCTGCGAATGTTCCTAAAGCATCAACAATTGCGTCATACATATCTAAACCATTTGCATATTCTTCGTCTTGTGCTAAAGCTGTAAGTGCTGTAATAAATTTAGCTCCTAAAGCGTTTGCTACTGCGACAGAAGCTTTAGCCATTACGTTTGGTAAAAGTTCTGCTGAAATAGTATCGATTGCTACATTTGGTACTTTTTCATCTACATGAAGTCCTTCAGTTAAAGCCATAACAGCTTTTTTAGTTCCTACATTAGTAGAATCGAAGTCATCCCCTGCAGTTACTTCGCCAACGATTGGCGCAAGATTGTAGTAGTACTCTGCAACGTTTGCTTGTACTAAGCCTGCTAATTCTGATTTTACTGTTACATCTGGAATAAGCGCATTTTTATTTTTTACTGTTTCTGTAATCACAGATAATGCTAATGTGTCTGTGATATAATTTTTTGCGAAAGCCATAAATATTCACCTCTATGAATTTTTAATTTACAATTTAAGTTAATTGCGAACTTTAAATATTTTGTAGTCAAGGATATTTTTTCTTAAGATTGGCTTTAACTGTATCAGCGCCTTCAGTTTTCTTAGCTGGTGCTTTGTCACCGCCTACCTTTTCGATTTTGTCTCCTTGTAGTTGAGTTCCCTTTAATAGATTTGGGAACTTTTTTGTTACTTCGGCAAGTGCAGCTTCTAAATTAGTGCTCTCATCTACCTTTGCTTTTGCTAATGTGAGTGCTTCACTACGAAACTCCTCATTGATTCCAAGTCTTACAACTGCATTCTCCTCTTCTAATTGATTAAGGCGAGTTACGGTCTTTTGTAGATCCTCAGCGAGTTGTTCTGCTTGAGACATTTTTTGCTTACCTTCATCGACTGAGTTAGTCTCTAAGGCTTGTAAAATGCTATGTTTTGCTTTAGATGAAGTTGATTTAACAAAATTATTGAATTCTTCTTCTGTAGCAAATGCTTTGAATGGTTGGTTTACTTGCGCTGGAGTGGTCTCTTTTGAGGCTTCCTGGGCCGCAGTAGGTTGTTCAACCTTCGGTGTTGCTTCTAATTTTTCTGTTACTTTTACTTCTTCTGCCATATAAATGACACCTCTATAAATTTATTTATACATAGTTTAAACTCATAAATATAGATTGGAGTCTGAATATTTCTACTCAGGGACTTGTAATGTGTTAAATTCTTGCTCCTCAGGGCTCAAATTTAATCCATTTTCAAGTTTAATTTCAATTACTAATTTCATTTTTTGTTCTTCTGAAAGTGTATCTCCATAGAGCATATCAACTCCGTGTCTCACACTCATAAGTTTACTTGCCATTGCTTCTTTGTAGATTTCAACTTTTTCGCTCATTGATTTTTCGTGGAAAGGACCAAAATCACTTTTCACATCAAAATCTAACATTTCTTCTACCACAACAAACCCATCGCTTATTGTAGCGTCTTGCGTTATGCGATCAAACAGAAGCAAAGAAAATACAAATTCATTTATGCGTTCTCCCCATATAGCAAGTTTTTCATTGCGTGTGCGGGCTGATGCTCTCTCACGAATATTAAGTGCTTCACCACTTGAGTTGGCTCCAGCTGAATCGATACCTAATGTGGACGGGCTAATACCCGCTTTTTGCAGCACAATGTTTCGAATAGAATTAAATGTTTCAAGATAACCTGTCACATTAATATTAATTTCATCTCTATCGATTTGTGTTCCTGTGCCGTCTGGAGTCGAGTCTAACATCGTAATAACTGTATCAAACTCATTAAATCTTTGTGGTTTACCGTGAGAGTCCTTAGGGATTAAATCTTCGGTTACAAAAATGTTTGGTTTAGTTTTACGAATATAATTGACCATTGATGAATAAGCTTCATCAAGTGCGTGGAAACTTGTAATCAATCCTTCATAGTCACTGTGTCCTTGCCCTTTATTGGGTATTTCAGCAGCAAATAAAATAGGTATAAGATTTTGTGATCCATCTGCAAACGCAATATCTTTTAAGTTACTTGTTTCTTCAAGCGTCTCAATTGGTACTGCTGATGCGCCGCGGAATAACTGGTATGAGATATAACCACGGCCGTAACGACTTCGTAAAGTATACTCTCCATACTCATCAAAGAAGTCAATATAAACTGGTTGTCCATATCTTTTTTCTACAAAGTATCTTTCTTTTGGATAGATTGTAATAAGTGGTACATCTGTAAGTGAGGAGTCTCAGTTAATTTTAAGTGCTACCCCACCGCTATAACTCTGTAGCTGCGCACTCTCTTGTAATAAACTTAATATATCGTTTACAGCAAAAATTTGCTCTAATCTTTCTGTTAGTTCTTCGTTTCTTGTTTCGTTGCCTGCGTCAATTTCAAACTTTGGTCTATTACTAAACAATATCGAACTAAATGCATTCGAGATCATTGACGGCATTGGATAATGTACACGCGGCACATTCGTATTTACAACTCTTCAGAAGGCATAATTAGGATATAACTGGTAAGCGTATTGTGCTTTGTAAAGATGCTCTAAGTTGTGAGACTCACCTCTTCACCACACTTCGTTTTCCATTTGTCTAAATCTTTCTTCTGTGTTTGAGAAGGTGGTAATTTCTTTACCTCGTCCTTCTTCGATTTGTGTTAAATATTTATCTATTCCAATACGTTTAATAAGACCCATCTGAAACCGAGAAGGCGATAAGTTTTTATCTTGTGTTGGCATTACATCACCTCTATTCTGATGCAACTAGACCACGAATACGTCGAGTAAAGTGACTGACGGCATACTCAATTGGGTCTAAAACATCTATTGGATTCAAAATTTCTCTATTGGGATTGGGTTCATCTAATCTTTCAAGTTTACCTTTTTCGTCAAGGGCTTTTGAATCATATACTGCGTTTTCAAATGCGCCTATTACGACATCTAATTGATTATCGATGAATATTTTCTTTTTATATAATAGTGAGCTCATCACTTTAATGCGATCCATAATTTCTTCTTTAATTGCAAATTTTAATAGGTTGTATGGTAACTCACGTTTCCTAAAAACTTCTGTAGCGGTCCGCAAGAAAGTCACATCTCGATCTAAGTAAATATAAGATGGTGCTCTTCCTATCTCTTTAAAAGTTTTTTCGTAATAGTCTGCTAAGTCATTCGCATAGTCATGAACATTCTTCACGTGCGGTCCTTCAATCTCTCGACCACTCTTGTGATAATAGGCATCGTAAATGTATAGCGAACCTTGGGCCGCACCAACAGTCACAAACGTGGTAGCACTCGATGAAATCCCGACATCCACACTAATGACATACTCGTCAGGTTTTGGAATGTTTTGAATTTTGTTATACTCTCGTAGCACATAAACATGATCTACTTGACTTAATCTTTCTCCTAATATATATATTCTATAAAGTAAGCTTTCTGGATCATATTCAAGCTTAATGTCATGCTTTTGTTTCTCTGTGATGGAAGGATTGTCTCAGAATGTGGTTTTCATGAAGTTTAATTTGAGCTCATTAAGCTCATGTTTCGATTGCCACACATCAAGAAACTCTTTATAAAACCAGTCGTTTGCACTCTTCGGGTTTAAATCGAAATACATGCGGCGGTATCTTTCAGGAGTAGAAAGAGTTCTACCAATAACTTCCTGTATAAAGCTCTTGTGCGCCACGTTTGCTTCGGTCAATAGCACACTCATTGCTGTTAGTCCTCGTATACTTTGCCAAGAGTTTGACTTAGAGGTTCCAACAAACACTAAGATTTGTTTCTTACCTCTACTGTTTGTTACGAGTAAAGCATCCTTTCCTTCATATTGTTTCTGTTCAGAATTTTCTGCAAAGAAATCAACATAGCTAAATCCACTTGGGTTATTTACAAGTATTGTTCTTGCTGTTGCGATACTCTCGGCTCCAACTATGTGCAGCCCACTTACGTCTAAATCGTCGAGATAAAGTATATGCGACAATAACATTGTTGTTGTTTTTCCTGAACGCCAACTTCCCTCAAGCACATTGTATGTGGACTCAAAGGAGTCAAGCATTCATTCTCTATACTTTTCTGTTAAAACAAGATTTGTTCATGCCATTATAAGCCGCCGTATCCACTGTCATCACGATTACGTTTTAAGATAATGTCAAGCACTGTGCGTTTGTTCTTGTTGAATGCTTCGCTTTTGGCCCCATCGATCTTCAATATTGTCATCGACTTGTCTTGGATTTCGGTAAGCTTTTGAATACTCTGAACAATGGTATGTATTTCTCTGAGGTTTAAGTCCTCACTCTCTTTTAATTTTTTTATTTTTTCTTGTAAAAAGTCAACTAACTGCGCAGTCATTGCGATACGCTCGCTTAGGTTCGCAATATAGTTTTCACGTGCCGCTTCGTCACGAGTTATTTGCTCGTTCAAAAACGCTTTCTTTTCGTAATTCCAGTCAATAAACTTATGAGCGTTTAACTCAGGATCCCATAGATCGGAATACTTGGCAAACATCTCAACTGTAGAGTAACTGCTTTCAAAAAAAGCTAAGCGTAGTTCTGCAATTAATTCACTTTTATCTTGTATTGAATTGGTCATAGCATCACCTGCTTAATGTCGTGTCTCGCCAAAGCACAACAATAACCTTTACACACCTGTATTATATCATATTCAGTCGATTTTGTCAAGATTACGGTAGCTTTATTATGGCGGTTACAGAAGAAAAAAAGTATGTATATGTGTGTTGAGGTGTATCGTCATATAGTGGTAGACTATTGCGAACCTGGGGTCTACCAGCCCGACCTGTTTTTTAAGAGGTGGCATCAACGACCCTCTTTTATTGTAGTAATTACAGAAGAAAGAAAAGTATGTATGTGTGTGTTATTGATGATCGATTATTGGTTGTAGCTCAGTGCAGCGGCTCAATCCGTGTGATTGGTCGTTATTTGCCCGCAACATAGGTTTTACTGGCAATAGATCCCATAGAAATGATTTGCTTCATTGCGTCTTCAATAGGCATATCAATTACTTCATATTTATCTGTAAATAAAACGATGCCTGATGTTACATTCGGGGCAGTAGGACAAAAAACTGTACTGGGTGCTTTGTTTGTGAGGAAGCCCAGCATACTGACCTCTCCAAAATACACCCTAACAACTGTGTTAAAACTTTGTTTCTCTAATACCATCTCTGTGGTGTCTTTGGCAAATCCGTAGATTTTCTTGATTAGCGGCGCACGTTCAAGTAGGCCACTCACTCTACGCCAAGCTCATGATCCAATTGTTGTTTTAGTAGCTGCGCCCAGAAGAAAAACAAATAGGATAGATATGGGGAGTCGTAGCCATATTGAGTTGATGCCTCATGAAGTTAAGATGCCGCCAAAGATGCTATCAACTAAACCCACAATAATATCTATAATAAATACTGTTCCGATTACTGGCACTAAAACCAGCAAACCACTTATAAAAATTGCTCTAATTTGTTTCATTTTGAACCTCCAATTGCTTTGGTGTGGTAAAATCTAAATCAATCTTGGCGCTTTTGTCTTTACGCCAGCCCGCATAAGCAACCAGTAAGTCACGTCGTATGTATGCGGAGTTGAGTCTCTTCTTGCGAAAGCCGTCAATGCCTGCCACTCAGCCGCTGAAAATATTTACAAATACCATGAAGATTTGGAATAAAATCAACATGAGGGTTGCTGTGTTGAATGGGCTACCTGTGAACATAAGAGCTTCCATCAACGCATTAATCACAATCATTACTCCGAGTGTTCCCACTCTACGTGTTAGCGCAAATGTATTAACACTATTATCTATAACCTTAGTTGTGTTGTATGGTTTCTTTTCTCCTGTAATTACTTCGTTAGGTGTGATCACAGGGTAGGTTATTTTCTTATAGCGTAGGTTTTCTTCAATTCATTTGTCGGTTAGTTGTTCTTCCAGGCGCGCTTTGCGAAATAAATAATGGCGTGTCTTCTCGCTATAACGTGATTTGTCCGCGGCTTGAATCTCATCAAGCATCGGTTGTGTAACCTTGTCGTTTATTTCAATGAGCTCGTTCATTACCATTGTTTTCCATGTATCACGCTTGCTAATCCAATTCACATTATGTATGAAGTCTCCGAAATCTGGATGAACGTTAGTGCGGCCAAACTTGCGTATCTCAGTTTCAAGCTGATTGAATTCCTCATGAGTTTCCGTCATGATATCGGCCGCAAGATTCACAGTTATCTGGAACGCCATGACATATGTGAATGATGTGGTGAGTGTAGAGATCCAATACTCAGCTGTTCTTAATACTTCTGGATCTCACTCTGCGAATGCTAGGTTAAACACACCCACAAATGCAAAAATTGCCAGATACATAAAGCCGTATATAACGTAACTATAGTATCTTGCTCTATCGTTTATTCAATTCATAGTTTCACCTTCTTAATTTGCTCCAGATAATGGTCAAAAATAATATTATTTGGAGAAGATTGTTGTTGTTTGTTATTGTAGTGCGGCCTGGCGGTGATTTC